TCCTCGAAGTTCTGCCGGAGCGCGCTGATCTGCGCGGCCTTTTCCTGATTTGCATCCATATTGAGGCGCAATGCCTCCAGCGTCTCGGGCCGATCCTCATAGACGATCTCCTTCTCCGCGTCCAGCAGCATGGCGCAGGGCCACTTGGAATCGCCGCCGATCAGGACGTCCTCCAGCAGGCCCGCGGTGGTGCGGGAGATGTCTTTGCGCCGTCCGGCGAAAAAGTCGTCGATGGTGGACTTGGAGACTCCGGTGGTGTCGGCGAGCTGCTGGCGCGTGCCGCCCCATTTGGCGCACAGCCGCTTCATCCATTCCACATATCTCTCGTGGGACATGGCGGTGGTGCGCGGCCCGGAGCAGGCCACGGCGCGGCGGGAGCAATCGATACAGACGTCGAACGGGCCATCAGGGGAAAGTGCGTGTCCTTCGGGACAGATCGCTTTGGCGTCAAAGTGTTCCATAGTTCAGCCTCCCAATTTTTTCTTGCCGATCCCCAATCCGAAACCCGGGAGACAGTTTATCCCGCCCTGTCAAACGGATACCGTTCGGCATCAGTCAAGATTGAAATTCTTGTGTAAATGGAGTAGGCTGAGATTGGCCAAAAGGTCTATCACAGCCCTAGGCTTGCGCGGGGGCGTTCCTGTTTGGCGACACGGCGCCCCCGCGCTCTCCCCCAACCGGCAAGTCCGACAACGTCGTCGGATTTGGGATCCGTTGGGGTGCGAAGAAAGGAAAAGAAGATATGACGGCCCGTCCTATGACCATAACAGAAGACCAGATCACCCTGCTGGTGGACGCCATCGCCCGGGATATCTTCCGAGGCGCGCTGCGTGAGGCCGTCATGGAGCTGACCGAGGAGGAGTGCGGCAAGCTGCTGGAAGGGCTTGCTTTGCCGCGGGAATTGTGCTATGCTTGATGCGGCGCTGCCAGTATGCGGTAGGCGGTTGGCCCCCGGAAGGGGGCGCTTCTGCCCCCTGATCCTTGGAAAGGGGGGCTGTCCGATGGTTACATACTCCGATCTCATCCAGACGGGTATCCTGATCGTTGGCATTATCGGCCTCTTTTTTGCGGCCAATAAAAAGAAGTAACCGCCCCTCCAGCCATAGAGTGCGGTTACTTCTGTAACAGTATTCGGGGCTGACCGTCTGCCGGCAGCGCCCTTTTCTGTTTCCAGTATAACCGCCATATGGAGTTTTGTCAAGAGAGCCGTCAGATGCGGCTCTCTTTTAATTTTTCGATGCGGGTGAGGAGAATGGCCAGCTCCTCCTCGCTCAGGTCGTCGATGGCCCCCAGCAGCCGCCGCTTGTTGGGCCCGATCTCCGCCCCGGCGCTCCCCTGCGCGCCGGGCGCTTTTTCTTCCCCGGTGAGGAGGTACTCCACCGTGGTGTCCAGCGCCGCCGCGATTTGGGGAAGGTACTTCCGATAGGACTTTGTGCGTTTCGTTCTCCAAGTGCTTACAACATTCTCAGCCACACCAAGTTGTGCGGCAAATTCCTTCTGTTCAATTTTTTTCTTGTCGAGCAATTCAAACATTCGATCCACTGAATCCATATCGACACCTCGCAAATTGCACAAATATGAGTTTTTCATATTGTGCAAAAAGTCAAACTTCCGAAAATATGTTTTTTTGATATTGACAATATGAATTTTCCATACTATTATTTCCCCATGGGAAACAATTCAGTAGCATCGTTTGCAGGCGTCAAAGCCCAACGCGATTGCTTCGCTCAGGGGTACCTCTATCGGCCCGTCCATGTTGCTGCAGTCGGGATACACATGGTACTTCGTGCCGCCCTTCGTCGGAATCCAGACCATTTCCTCCCCCGGGATCCCCGGCCCCACCACCGGTATCGAGTGCGAAGGCTCCGGCCTCGGAGACGGCGAAGGGGTGGGCGTCGGTGTCGGCTCCGGGGACGGAGAAGGCGACGGAGACGGAGACGGCTCCGGGGACGGTGTTGGAGAAGGCTCCGGGGACGGTGAGGGCTCCGGCGACGGTGAGGGCTCCGGCGACGGTGAGGGCTCCGGCGACGGTGAGGGCTCCGGCGACGGTGAGGGCTCCGGCGACAGCGTCGGGGACGGAGACGGCAGCGACGATGGCTTGCCGGTTGTCTCTCGGTCCGGGAGCGTCCCCACGATCGGCTTGCTCTCCGGTGCCTCCGCCTGGGCGGCCTGGGAGGCCGACGGTGACTGTTCCGAATCATCCTTGTCCTTTATGACCACACAGCCTTGCACCAGTATTCCAATGCAAGCGATCATGGCCACAACGATTATGGCAGGCCCGCTGCCAAAGCTCTTCCTAAATCGAAATCCCATTTTATCATTCCTTTCGTGAGGAGGTGGACGGGGTGAAAAAGCATTGTCCTTATCCGCGCTGCCCATGGGTCATGCTGATCGTAGGCATCAACGCAGCAACCCTAATATGCCAATTAACACTGTTGATATTAGCGTTAGCAGGCCGATGGACGTCCCTATGATAAAGTGGATCAGCTCCTTGCGGCTCTGCTTCTTCGCGGCCCGAGCCGCCTCCGCTTCAAAGGAGAGCCGTGCCGTGCGCTCCTGATCCAAATCCCTGGCGATCTGCTTCAGCAGATCTGTCGTCTCAACCGCGGCCTCCTGCGCGGCCACCTCCCGCTGCCGCCTTTCGCGGCCGCCGTCAACCAGCGAGTTCATGCCTAAGTTGTTCATTTTATCTTTCCTTTCGTGAGGAGGTAACGAAATGAAGCTGACCTTTGAAGGCACCCCAGAGGAGCTCAGCTCTCTGGCCATTGCGTTCCTCCCGTGGCGGCCACGTCCGATGCCTGTTCGGCATGTCCCATAGAGAGCTGTTTGGCGACAAACGCGCAAACTGACCCATCATCATTTCACTGTATCATATTTCCCCACGGGAAACAAGCGTTTTGTTTGAGAAAGGACTGATCTCATGCCCAAGCTGAGACCCACCCCGCAGCAGCTGCGGGAGAGGGCCGTGATGAAGGCCCTGGCCCGGAGCCAGGTCGATCTGGATCTTCCCTTTGACAAGGACGTGGCCGGGCATATCGGGATCGAGCCGCGCTGTTACTGCTCCAGAAAGCAAAAGAAGTTCCAGGGCACCTCCCTGGAGGACTTTGCCGACATGGCCCGCCGCCTGCGCTTTACCGGTCAGGAGGTCTGCGAGATCATCGGCGTGCCCTACCTCACGGAAGGGAGGTGATCCGGTGGCGCAGAGGCTGAACATCAGGGCCGTCCGTGAGCGGCGCGGCCTGACCCAGCGGGAACTGGCGGATAAAGTTGGACTTGCGCCCTCCAGCATCTGCAAGTTTGAATCCGGTCTGAAATACCCGTCCATGACCACTCTGCTTCGGCTGGGCGTCGCGCTGGACGTGTCCGTATCGGAGTTTTTTGTCCCCGAGCCCCGGGGCCAAATTGCCCCAGAAATATTCTAACACGCAAAGGAGGAGAACACCATGTCAGAGCGATGCCAGAATATCTACAAAACCGCTCGTCGGGCGGCCGGTATCACCCAGGAGCAGGCCGCCGAACGGCTGGGTATCAGCGTGGAGAGCCTGCGGGCCTATGAGAACGGCTATCGGCTCCCGCCCTGTGGAGCGGTGGTGATGATGACCACCTGTTACAACGCGCAATATCTCGCCTACCAGCATCTCCAGCAGTCCAACGACCTCGCCGCGCTGTTGGTCCCGCCTCTGGAGCAGAGGAGCTTGATTGAGCTGGCCATCCGCATCTACAACCGGATGAACAGCTTCCAAGCCGGCGACGGGCTGGGGCGTCTGATGGCCATCGCGGAGGACGGGAGCATTTCAGAGGGCGAAAAGGCGGAGTTCGACGCCATCCTGTCCGATATCAAGGAGATCGTGCGCACTGGGCTGGAGCTGGATGTGTTTTTCGGCTCCGGGGATTGAGAGGGCGGAATAATGGACTTGCTGGCATGTTCCCAGTTCTCCTGCTCCCAGCGGAACGGGAATTTCTGCTGTGTATTCTGCCCGGATCCCTGCGAAAATCGCTGCCTGAATCACCCGGAACGGTGCGGGCTGGCCAAGACGGCCGAGCCCAGGAGAAGCCCATCGACCAGGCAAACCGCCCATAAGCTCTCTTCCGCCGAGGTAACGGAGCTTAAGCGGCTTTTGAGAAATGGAGAGTTCACCAACGGCCAGATCGCCAAAAAGTTCGGAGTTTCACCCGCTACCGTGACATGGCACAAGAAACGTCTGTAGCGCGATGAAATGGGGAGGAAGACTTTATGCCGGAGAGCGGCGGGTATTATGCAGTTATCCCGGCTGACGTTCGGTACGACGCCGGGTTGACCCCAAACGCAAAGCTCCTTTACGGGGAGCTGACTGCCCTCAGCGATAAGAAAGGCTACTGCTGGGCGACCAATGAGCACTTTGCCAGGCTCTACGGCCTCTCCATCTCCACGATCAGCCGGATCATGTCCCAGCTGGAAAAACGGGGTTACATCCGCTGCGAGATGGCGGCCACCGAGAAGGGCTCTGAGCGCCGCATCTATGCCGGGGCCTTTCTGGTCTCGACGGATGGGGGTCTGCGTAAAAATGACGATACCCCCCCAGGCAAAAATGCGCAGGGGGGTCTACGCAAAAATGCGAAGCAGAATAATACAGGTTTATCTGCACAAGAAGAAGCCCCCCCTAAAGCCCCCCCAGGGGGGCGGCGAGGCGATGAGCCGAGGGCCGGGCCGGAGTGGAAGCCAGAGCGTTTCGCCGGCTTCTGGTCCTTCTATCCGCGCGGCGAAGCCAAGCAGCGGGCAATCCGGGCATGGGACAAGCTGAAACCCTCAGACGAAATGATCGATACGATGGCGCAGGCGCTCAAACGCCAGGTCGCCTCGGAGGCGTGGCAGCAGGGCATAGGCATCCCCTATGCGTCCACCTGGATCAACCAACGCCGCTGGGAGGATGAGGTCAGGCCCCGCGCCCCGGCGGGCGGATCCGCCCCAAAGCGGGTGCTTGAGGAGAAAGGAGCGTATTACCTGTGATTCCTTCTGACCAATACACCATTGCCCAGGCTTCTGTACTGGGGTCTATGGTCATCGATGACCGATGCGCTCCCCGGGTGCTCCACCGGACCCGGGAGGAGGATTACATAGCCGCCTATCGCACGGTATTCCGTTCAGCCAGCGGCCTCTTTGCCTCTGGCAAGCCCATCGACCCGACCACCCTTCTCTCCGCGCTTGGTCAGGATTACAGCCCGTTTCTCCGTGAGCTGATGGAGCTCACTCCGACGGCGGCCAACGTGGACGCTTACATCGACATCCTTCTGGAGGAATCCAAGCGAAACCGACTTATGGAGTGCGGTGAGCTGCTTGCCCAGCGGCCCGCCCTGGAGGATGGGGAGGCTATCGTGCAGCGGATCAACCGCATCCTGGGGGACAGGCCGGGTGTGCGGGTGGTCACCATGGCGGAGGGGGTCGAGGGCTTTTTCGCCCGCCAAAAGACGCAACCCAAATTTTTGCCCTGGGGCCTGGACAAGCTGGGCCGGACGCTGATGGTGGAGCAGGGCGGGGACTTCATCGTTCTGGGCGGCTATCCTTCCGCCGGGAAAACCGCCCTGTCGGTGCAAATGGCCTGGGAGCAGGCAAAGACGCTCCGGGTCGGCTACTTTTCCCTGGAGACCAGACCGGAAAAGCTCATCGACCGCGCCGTTGCCATGGCCACCGGGATTGACTTCGGACGGATCAAACGCCATCAGATGGACGCGGAGGACTGGGGAGCCTTCAGCGCCTCCGCCATTCCCCTGTCGGATCGGTCTCTGGACGTCATCCAGGCAGGAGGCATGACGGCTACTGAAATTCAGGCTATCTCACTGTCCGGGAAGTATGACGTGATTTATATCGACTATCTTCAGCTCATCCGGGGGGAAAGTCCCCGCATGCCTGAGTTTGAGCGGGTGACGGCGATCTCTCTGGCTCTTCATACCATGGCCCAGACAGCCGGGATCACCGTGATCGCCCTGTCGCAGCTGGTGCGCCCCGACCGAAGCGCAGGGGAGGAAAAGGCTCCGACGCTGCACTCTCTGAGGCAATCCGGCCAGATCGAACAGGATGCCGACGCCGTTTTGCTCCTTTACAAGACCAGCCCCGACCCCAGCGAGAGTGAGCGGACGCTGAAAATCGCAAAGAACAAGGAAGGCGAATCCGGAGGCCTCCTCGCTCTGGACTTTGACGGCGCGACCCAGCGTTTTTCCCAGGTAGAGAGCGCGCCCAGCGCAAGCGACGTGGCGGGACGCCTGTCTCGTGCCGGTCGGGCGGTGAAGCGGGCCAACCAGGCAAAACAAACGGACATGTTCTCCGATCTGGCGCCGGATACCGAGCTGCCCCCGGAGTTCAAGGAGGGAAGTCAATGACAATAGAACAGATTGCCATTCTTCGGGCTGACATGCGCCGTCATCAACGGCTAGCCATGGCCTGCGAGGAGGCGTGCATACGAGAACATCATGAGGCCATCGCGGAGGCTCTCGCCGAGGCTGTCGAATGCCTTGAAAATCCAACTCGCCTTGTTCGTTTTGTGCTCATCGGCGGCGGCCCGGGCGGTATTGCCCAGGGCGATGGCGGAAGTGGCGGGAATGGCTGTTCGCCCGAGTTCGACATGGGCCAATATGATCTTCACGCAATCTCTGTCGCTTGCACAAGAGCGGCTGAAAGAGAAAGGAAGGTGGACGAATG